GTGCATCAAACGCACCGCATCCACTGAAAATCTGAAAATCTGAGAATATGACCCCATGAGCAACGACCCAAGCAAAACGCTACCGGCCGTAGACGCCATGCGCGAAGACTGGGCTCTTGTTGATGCGCTAATGGGCGGAACTAAGGCGATGCAACTGGCTGGCAAGCTCTACCTGCCGAAGTGGCCAAAGGAGGATGACGACGCCTATAAGGAGCGCCTGTCGCTCTCCACGCTACTGCCTGCGTTCAGCGAGACCGTCCAGAACATGAAGGGCAGGGTGTTCGCAGAACATATCGCGCTCGGCGACGATGTGCCTGAGTCGATCAAGGCCTACGTGCAGAACTTCGACCGCCAGGGCAATAACCTGCAAGTCTGGGCTCAACAGCTGTTCACCGTAGGGCTTTCCCATGGCCTTTGCCATGTGCTGGCTGATTACCCCAAGACGAAAGACGAGCAGGGCAACTCTGTCGTACGCACTGCTGCGGACGAGAAGGCCGCCGGTGTTCGCCCATATGCGGTGATGATTCACCCCCAGCAGGTGATTGGCTGGCTCACAGAAGAGAAGGGCGGCGAATGCTCGCTGTCTCAGTTTTGGTATGCGGAGGCTGTCGAAGAGCGCGTCGGTGATTTCGGTGTGACCATCATTCCGCAGATCAGGGTTTTGATCCCTGGTGGCTGGAAGGTGTACCGCAAAACAGAGGACGCAAACGGCAAGAAGGAGTGGACCAAGACTGACGAGGGGACGAATACGCTGTCGGTCATCCCCCTTGCCACGTTCTATACCAAGCGCACCGGATTCATGACGGCGATACCGCCGCTGCTGGAGTTGGCTCACCTCAACAAGAAGCACTGGCAGTCCCAAAGCGATCAGGACAACATCCTGCACGTCGCCCGGGTGCCGATGCTGATGATCTCCGGTATCGATGACGAGGCTTTTGAGCTAAAGGTTGGGACCAGTTCCGCAACCAAGCTGCCTACAGGCGGCGACATGAAGTGGGTGGAGCATACCGGAACCGCCATCGAGGCCGGGCGCAAGTCGCTGGAGGATCTTGAAGACCAGATGCGTATCGCCGGCGCCAAGTTGCTCCAGAAGGAAAAGCAGTCCACCAAAACAGCTACCCAGGCCGAGGAAGAGGCTGCTCAGGAGATGAGCCCGCTACAAACCATGGCCGGCCAGCTTGAGGACACGCTTGACCAGGTGCTTCAGTACTTCGCGCTCTGGAAGGGCGAGAAGGAGGGCGGCCACGTTAAGGTGAACGGTAACTTCGACGTGGACTTCGCACCGGAAACCACGCTCCCACTACTGCTCAACATGGCAGCCCAAGGCCGGCTTTCTGACGAAACTCTATTCAACGAGTACAAGCGCCGCGGCGTGGTCTCAGATGATATTGAGTGGGCGGCTGAGAGGCAGAAGATCGCCGATCAAGGGCCAGTACTCGGAGCTCTCTAAATGGCGACGGTCAACGAAATGTTTCAGGACGAGCATATCGCCCACGCGGTATCGCTGGAGAAGTACAAGATCGGCGTGGTGCGGCGCATCATCGCTCAACTGAATCGATCGGATGCCAGCCTGTCGGCAGCGCTGACTGAGGCTCTGGAGCGCATGCCCGCCGACTCGTTTACCGTTGACCGCCTGGAACTGCTGCTGGACGAGGTGAGGGCTGTAAACGCCCAAGCCTACGACCAAGTGTTCAGGGCGCTTGAAGCTGACCTGAAAGAGCTTGCGGGCTACGAGGCCAACTGGCAGCAGACACTGTTTCAGCGGGCGCTGCCAGAGCCGGTGCTGGTGCGCTTCCCGTTGGTGAGCATCAGTTCTGAACAGGCATATGCGGCCGCGATGTCTCGGCCGTTCCAGGGGCGCCTGTTGCGCGACTGGGGCAAACAGGTAGGCGCTGAGCGCATGGTCAAGGTCCGCAATGCGATCCGATCCGGCTACCTGGAAGGCAGGACCACCGACCAGATCATCCGCAGTATTCGCGGCACCAGGGCGGCCGGCTATGCCGATGGCTTCCTTGAGCGGCCTCGGAAGGACTTGGCAGCGGTCGTGCAAACGGCCGTGAGCCACACCGCAGCCACGGCACGAGAACAGTTCAATGTTGCGAACAGCGAAATCCTGAAAGCTGAGGACTGGCTCAGCACCCTGGACACGAAGACCTCCACCGACTGCATCATCCGTGACAAGCTTTCGTATGAGGTTGGCACGCACAAGCCGATAGGGCACAAGGTGCCGTGGCTACAAGGCCCTGGGCGAATTCACTTCTGCTGCCGCAGCACTTCAACGCCGCGAACCAAGTCGTGGCGAGAGCTTGGCATTCCCATTGATGAGATGACACCAGGTCAGCGGGCAAGCATGGACGGCCAGGTGCCGGCTGACACTACCTTCAGCACTTGGCTTGCTCGTCAGTCCGATGCGCGCAAGGCTCAGGTGCTCGGACCAATGCGGTATCAACTCTACAAGGGCGGCAAGAGCCTTGAGGGTTTCTACTCGCCAACCGGTGAATGGCTGACCCTGGAGCAGATCAAGCAGCACGACGCGCAGGCATTCGCTAAGATGGCAGCATGACCGACAAGCCCAAGCTTCACCTCATTCAAGGCACGCCAGCCCCGGAAACTCCGGCGGAGCAGGTACGCAAGCGCGTTCGCGCGATGCCCAAGCCAGCAACGATGGTTCAATGCCATCGCTGCGGTGGGCGTGAGGTGATTGAAACGAAGATTGGCGTGCTGATGAAGAATGGCCGGCCAACTGGCGGCACCAAGGCGCTTATCTGTGTCGGGTGCTTGCTAAAAGGTGAGCGGGTTTTGATTTAGCTTTTTCGACGGCTACAGGGAGTTTCGATATCAATACGCAGTGGTGGTTGGTGCTGATGGCTGTTGTGGCTGGAATGTGCTCCTTGATATTTTTTGGCCTTGGGGCTGCTTACGGCACCTCGATCGGCAGTCAGGATTTCAAAGAGTTGGTTGTTCCAGTGCTGGACATGCTAGGCGGTTGGGTTTCGGGACTCGGTACTTTGGCTGCTGTGATGGTCAGCCTGTGGCTTACAGGCAAGCAGGGGCGGGAAAACGCTGAGGACATAGAAGTGAAGCAGTTGGCAATGCAGGATTACTTGAAGATTGATCTTATATCCAAAGGTAATCGAACAGCTGTGATCACAGGACTAGAGCTATTCGAAACAGGTAGTGGAAAGCGACTCACGATAGATAAATACATGAAAATGCCATCCCTGCCAGCGAAACTGGAGTACGGTGGTCAGGTGACATTTCTATTGTTGGACGAGCACAAAACTGCGATTCGAAACGAGACGCATAAGTGGTTTGTGAACAAGTTTTCTAGTATGAGCCTGAAGGTCACCACGACGATTAGCGTATATGTAGTGCCACTGAATAAGATTTATGCAGATTCGTTGAAGCGCTCATATGAATTTGAACAAAAATCGAAGGCATTTCACGAAGAACATCTTCGGCAACTACTAGAGGATCAAGAGTAGTTAAGGAATTTGGAAATGTAGCCCTGGCATCCGCCGGGGCTTTTTTATGGGCGCGATTCCGGATGGATAGCGCCGCACCGGGCCGGATGGCCCACCAGATGGGCGGATGCCCGGAGACGAACCGATGAAGCTCAAGACGATTGATGTTGGTGGCGTGACCTATGCCGAAGTAAAGGACGGCAGTCCGGTCTACACGCACAGTGATGGGAAGGATGTGCCGTTTGATGCACCGTCGGCTGTATCCAAAATCACCGCGTTGAACGCCGAAGCCAAAGGGCACCGTGAAGCCAAAGAAACCGCCGAGGCTCGCGCCAAGGCATTCGAAGGTATCGAGGACCCTGAAAAGGCCCGCGCCGCACTGGCAACTGTCGCGAACCTCGACGCTGGGCAGCTCGTGCAGGCCGGCAAGGTGGATGAAATCAAGCAAGCAGCCATCGCGGCCACCGAAGAGAAGTTCAAGGCCCAGGTGACCACGCTCGCTGAGCAGATCAAAACCGTCACCGCTGAGCGCGACAACACCACCAACATTCTCTACCAAGAAAAGATTGGTGGCGCTTTCGGTCGATCCAAGTTCGTCAGCGACAAAATTGCTGTGCCGTCCGACATGCTGCAAAACACCTTCGGCAAAGCCTTCAAGGTCGAATATGGCAAGGTCGTGGCCTATGGCGATGATGGTAACAAGATCTACAGCCGCGCCCGTCCTGGCGAGCTGGCTGACTTCGACGAGGCGCTGGAAGCCCTCGTTGAGCGTTACCCGCACCGCGACAACATTCTGAAGGGCTCCGGCGCCAATGGCGGCGGTGCTCCGAACAATGGCGGTAAACGTGGCGACAAGAAGACCCTTCCGCGAGCCGCATTTGATGCGCTTGATCCTGCCGCCAAAGCAGATCACGCACGCAATGGCGGCCTGGTAACTGACTAACCAAAGCCGCCGGGTGTTGCCCGGCAAGTAATCAATGCCCGCCACTGAGCGGGCTTTTTTGTGGAGAAAGCCAAAATGGCGAGCACCCTTAACGGCCTCGTGCCGGACCTGTACGAAGCGCTGGACGTAATCTCGCGAGAGCTGACGGGCTTCATTCCTGCGGTATCCCGTGACTCGTCCGTTGCCCGGGCCGCTATCGGTCAGGACGTACTGGTCCCGATCACCAGCGCAGAATCTGCGGCTGATAACATCCCTGGCGTCACCGCTCCGGACACTGGAGATACCGCTGTCGACAACGTTGCAGTGGCTATCACCAAGAGCAAGCATGTTCCGGTTCGCTGGAACGGTGAGCAGACTCGGGGCCTGCAGAATGCTGGCACCTTCTCGACCATCCAGGCCGATCGCTTCTACCAAGCAATGCGGACACTGGTGAACGAGATCGAGAAGGACTTGTGGTTTGAGGCTTACCGGAACGCTTCCCGCGCTTTCGGCACCGCCGGCACCACCCCATTCGGTACCGCGGCGGATCTGTCCGACTTCGCAGGCGTCCTGGGTGTGCTGGAACAGAATGGCGCTCCAACCAATGACCTGCAGCTGGTTTTGGGTCACTCGGCCATCGGCAACATGCGTGGTAAGCAGTCTGGCCTGTTCAAGGTCAACGAGGCGGGCTCCAGCGACATGCTGCGAAACGGCATGACCGATCGCATCATGAACATGGCGATCCGTCATTCCCACCAGGTTGGCCGACACGTCAAAGGCACTGGTGCCGCGTACGTCACCAGCGGCGCCACTGCCATCGGTGCGACCAACATCGCCCTGGCGACTGGTACCGGTACCGTTCTGGCGGGTGATATCGCCACCTTCGACGCTGACGGCGACAACAAGTACGTCGTCGGTACCGGCGTTGCGGCCCCGGGCACGATCACCCTGAACAAGCCCGGCTCGCAGATCGTCATCCCGACCGGCAACGCTCTGACGCTGGGCAACTCGTATACCGCCAACGTGGCGTTTGCCCGCTCGGCGATCGTACTGGCCACCCGCGCCCCGGCAATGCCTGAGGGCGGCGACTCGGCGGACGACGTGATCACCATCACCGACCCGCTGACCGGTCTGTCGTTCGAGATCGCGGTTTACCGCCAGTTCCTACAAACGGCCTACCACGTCCGTCTGGCCTGGGGCTGCCGCGCGATCAAGGATGAGCACATCAGCTTGCTGCTGGGGTAATTCAATCACAACGACAACCAGGGGCTTCAGCCCCTGCGTTGCTTCTGGAGAATGACAATGGCTGGACTGACGAAAGAACAGAAGGCGGCAAAGGCGCTGTTGGCCAAGGCTATTGAACTCAGCGGTTTGAGTGCAGAAGCTTTTGAGGCCCTGGGCGAGCAGGAGCGTACCGACTGGAGCAAAAGCGCACAGGACGCGATTGATTTGGCTGCGGCAGATGCTCAACGCCTCGCTGACGAGGCTGCGGCGAATAAGCAGAAAGACAAGCCTGTCGTCGAAGATGATGAGCCGGACTACACCGGCCTGGTGAAGGTTGAGCAGGGTGGCGAGCAGTTGCATGTTCACCCGTCCTGCCTGGACGATCACAAGCGTCTCGGCTGGAAAGAGGTCTGATATGGCTCTGGTGATCGAGAACGGCAAGGTGGTGCCGGGCGCCGATAGCTTCGCAACGGCCGCCGAACTGGTCACCTATGCCACGAACTTCGGCAAAACAATCCCCGCTGATGAGGTGGCGCAGGAATCCCTGTTACGCCGCGCCGCCCTGCAAATGGATGCGATGCCGTGGAAGGGCAAGGCTGTGAACCGTGACCAGGCACTGGCCTGGCCGCGGGCCGAGGTCAAGCGTCAGGGCTGGGTGTTGCGCCTCGACGAGATCCCGCCACAGATCAAGGCCGGCCAGATGGCCTTGGCCGCCGAGATCCATGCCGATGACCTGGTCGCCCCCGAAACCAAAACGGGAGCTGTTGTTTCCGAAACGGTTGGGCCGATCAGCACCACGTTTGCTGTCGCCAGTAAGTCATTGAGCAAGCCCGCGGCAACCCGTCAGTCTTATGCCCAGTTCGCTGGGCTGCTGGAATCTTCAAGTCAGGTCAGCCTGATGAGGGGCTAAACCCCTAGCGAGAGGGTGACCAACTTTGCCTTTATCTGCATCGGTGACAATCCTTCAAGCAACATGTCTTCGAATTCGCTCACCATGTCCTCATCAAAGGGTGAAAATTTTGCTCCATGAGCAACATAGAGCTCTACGAATCTCAAGCCCATCATGGATAAGCCTAAGTACTGAAAAGCCAGCAATATTGAATCTCGAAGTTGGGTTTTCAGCGTTTCAGTATCTCCGGACAATGATTGCGTAGTGATCAATCGGACCCTTCTCTCGGTAATCGCTTTTGCCCTATTCGATTGCGTCAACATTTCAAATTCTTTTTAGTGGTGGTTCGTGGGGGAGGGCTTATGCCAGATATTTATGATCGTGCCAAGGCTGCGGCCTCAAGAATGCTCTCCCCACGATCCAAGGGCGGCAAGGGGCTTGAGCTTTCGCTGATTCGGGTCACTACCGGCGAGTACGACCCCGAGGTCGGCGGGAGTCCGGTACTCACGGAGCAATTCGACGGTTCAGGGCTTCGCCAAAACTACCGCCAACAAGACATCGACGGTTCGCTGATCAAGCAGGGCGACGTCAAGATCCTGATTTCCCCAGTGTTGCTGGATGGCGTAGACACGCCCCAGCCGGTGACGCTGGACAAGATCGCCTTCGACGGGGACACCTACACGGTGCAGCACGTTGACCCATGGGATTACGCCGGCATCGCTGTCGGCTTCAGTGTGCAGGCCAGAAAATGAGCTTCAGCTTGGACATCAGGGAGTTCGCCGAAAAGACCAAGGGGAACATCGAGGAAATCGTTAAAAAGGTCTCGATTGACCTGCTGAGTTCTGTCGTCGATCGCTCCCCGGTGGGCAACCCTGAGTTGTGGGCAGCGAACATAGAACACCGCACAGCCAATACCCGTGCGGCGGACGACTATGACTTCAAGGTGGCAGCGCGGAACACGGTCATTAACCTGACTGACAGCAACTTCACCAACTCCGGGAAGCTCAAGCGCAACGTGAAGTACGCCAAGCCCCTGACAAAAACCGAGCGCGACCAGAACTTCAATGTGAACGGTTTGGTCGCTGGCGAGGGCTATGTCGGTGGGCGGTTCCGGGGGAATTGGCAGGTTTCGTTTGAGGTTGGCGCCACCGGCATGCTGGACCTCGTTGATCCAACGGGTTCCGCCGCCAAAGCCATTGGCAAAGGTGTTCTTGAGCATTATCAAATCGGCGTCGGCAAAATCTGGATCATGAACAACCTCCCATACGGCCCACGGCTTGAGTATGAAGGCTGGTCCAACCAGGCCCCGGCCGGAATGGTGCAGATCACCGTGACGGAGTTTCAGATGTACATCAACAAAGCCGTCTCGGAGCTTTCGAAATGAGCGACCGAATTATCCGAAGTCTGTTTGAGGCGCGCCTGAAGGCCTGGGCCGACGCGCGTGTACCCAAGTTGTTGATCGCATATGAGGGCGTGACATTTGCGCCGCCTGCGGGCGGGGCTCTGTACCTGAGGGCATACCTGATGCCCGGAAATACCGATAGTGAGGACCTGGCAGGCAAGCACACCTCCTATCGAGGTGTTTTCCAGGTCAGTGTGATTACTGCGTCCGGCTCGGGCACGGGCGCTGCCGGCTTGATAGCCGAGGAGATCGCAAAGCTATACCCAAACAACCTGCCGTTGACGAAGGCGGACTTCACTGTCTATGTCCGCTCGCCGATGGCGACCGCTCCAGCGATCCAGGGTGAGACCACTAGCACTACGCCTCTGTCATTTCAGTATCGCGCCGACACTTTCTAATCCGCCCATTGGGCAAACCCAGAACCCGCCATTGTTCGGGTTTTGTCATTTCTGAAGAGAGGAAAACTCCATGGCCGGCATTCAAATGCCCAACGGCGCAACGTTCGAAATTGCTTCCGCCTATGGCGCTGCAATCCCATTCACTGCCTTGACCAATGCCAACCCGGCAGTGGCTACCGCGGCAGCGCACGGACTGGCCGAGGGCGACATCATCGCCCTCAGCTCTGGCTGGACCCGCCTTGACGGCCGCGCCGTGCAAGTCGGCGAGATTGCCAGCGGCACCTTTGCACTCGATGGCGTGAACACCACGAACATTCAGCAGTATCCGGCCGGCTCGGGCGTCGGTGCCGCCCGCGAGGTGACGACCTTCACCGAGATCTCGAAAATCACCGAGCTCGGGTCGAGCGGCGGCGACCAGCAGTTTCTGACGTTCGGCTTCCTGGCTGACGATGATGACCGCCAGATGCCGACGACCAAGAACCCGATCACGCTGACCATCACGGTCGCCGACGATCCGTCGCAGCCCTATGTCGATGTTTGCGAGGAGGCTGACGACGACAAGCAGGCCCGCGTTCTACGCCTGAACCTGCCGGGCGGCAGCCGCATCATCTACAACGGTTACGTCTCGATCACTTCGACCCCGACCATGTCGCGCAACAACCTGATGACTCGCGTGATCAGCATCGCGCTAACCGGTCGCCCAACTCGTTACAGCGCCTCGGCGTAAGGAAGGCACATGGCAAAGTTCACACTCGCCCGGAATCCAACCTTCAGGCATGTCGTCATGCTGCCAACGGTGGGTGATGACCCGGTCAGCGTTGAGTTCGAATTCAAATATCGCGATCGCACCGAACTGGCTGGACTCTACGCGGAGTGGGGAGAGCGTCATAAGGCCCTCAAAGAACAAGCGGAAGAGGCCGGCATTGAGCAGTTCACGGCTTTGCTGATTGATCTGCAGGTCGAGCAGTTGAAGGCGATCGTCGCCGGCTGGGATATCGCTGAAGAGTTCACCGACGAAAACCTGCGCATCCTGGTCAGCTCCATCGCCGCCACTCCGGGTGCGGTGCTGGCTGCCTATTCAGATGCCTTCAGTAACGCCCGCCTGGGAAACTCCTAAGCGTCTCCCGCATTCTGTACGAGCCGGGGCCGTCAGCCGAATCGCTGGCCGCCTTCGGCCTTTCCCTTCGTGACATACCCGACGAAGTCTGCGAGGTCTGGCCTGATGTTTGGCAAGCCTTCAAGGTCTTCGAGGCCATGGGCACTCAGTGGCGTACAGGCGCGTGCGGCGCTACCGGACTCGATTACACGTCAATTCGCCATGTCGCCGGCTTCCTCGGGCTTACCCGGTCGGAGGTCGCCGACGTCTTTCCAGATATCCGCGTCATGGAAGCCGAAGCCCTGCGGGTGATGGCGGAACAGAGGGACAGTAGATGAGCACCACCTTCGCGTCCCTCGGCATTGAGGTGAACTCCTCGTCGGCATCCAAGGCGGCTGACGATCTCGACAAGCTGGTCGATTCGGCGGTCGATGCTGAAAAAGCCATTGATGATCTCGACAAGTCGGGCGAAGGACTGGCCAACACTGGCAAGAAGATCAGTCAGGCCGAGAACGAGGTTGCTCAGGGTATCGACAAGGCCACGGGCGCCAAAGAGCGCCAGGTCGATGCCAGCCGCAAGGCCGGTGCCAGCGCGGCTAGTGAAATCGCAATCATCAGCCAGCTCGACAAGGCGATGTCCGGCAACATCGGCAGCATGGAGCAACTGATCCAGGCTGAAGGCTTGCTGGAGCGCGCTCGCAAGGGCGGTCTCGTCACCATCGAGCAGCAGGAGTCCTATCAGGATCGGCTTGGCAAGGCATATGAGCGGATCGAGAAAGCTGAAGCCAAGGAAATGGCTCAGAAGCAGCGGCTGATCGATGCTGAAAACCGTCAGATCGAAGCGTTGAAGCGTACGGTCAACGGCATCGACCCGGTCACTGCGAAGCTGGCAAAGCTGGAGGCGCAGGAGAAAGCGCTCAACGATCTGCACAAGGCCGGCCAGATCGACGCGACTCGTTACGGTGAGGCGCTGGCGAAGATCGGTAAAGACCGTGACGGCCTGACCGCGACAGAAACTGCATTCGACAAGCTGAAGCTCGGCACCCGCCAGGCGCAAGAAAACGTGATGCAGTTGACCAATGCCCTGCAGTCTGGGGATTGGGGTAGTGGTGCGCGGGCTGTTGCTCAGTTGGGCGCTGGTGCGGGCGCGTCCGCCAAGAGCTTGGCCGCAGCACTGATTCCTGCAGGCTTGCTGGCTGGCGTCCTCGGCGCTCTGGGCTATGCCTACTTCGACGCACAGAAGCAGGCCCGCGAGTTCAACGTCGCCATCAATGGCGGATCGAACGATGCTGGGCAGAGCATTGCCAGTCTCAAGGAGATGGCTGACACCTCCGGGGCGATCACTGAGAACTTTGCGGGCGCTCGCGAGGCGGTGATTGCCCTGGCTTCCGGTGCCGCTAACAGCGGCGGCCAGATGCAGAACCTGGCTCAGGCCGCCGCAGCAATAGGTGAAGTGACAGGGAAGGGCGCTGGAGACATCGCCAAGTCGCTTGCGAATGCCGGAGACACCGCCACAGAAGCAGCGGAGAAGATCAGCAACCAGTATGGGCTGCTTACCTACGAGCAGTACCAGACGATCAAGGCGATTGATGATCAGGGTGACCATCAGCGAGCGCTGGACACCTTGAGTGAAGATCTCAATCAGTCGGCCCAGGAGCGCTTGAAGCATTACCGCGAATCCCTGTCCGATATCGAACGCGATTGGGATCGGGTTAAGGTGGCCATCAAGGGCGCTTACGCCGAAGTCCGATCAGAGATTTTCCCAGATCTTGCCAAGCAGATCGAAATCACCCAGCGCGTGCTGGATACCCGGAAGGGCGGCGGTGTCACAGGCGCGTTATCGAACGGATTGAGTTGGCTGAACTCTTCTTTGGGGCTGGGCGAGGGACAAAACGACGATTCGACGCCGGCGCTGGAGGCTAGGCTTGCAGGGCTGAAGGCTCGTTTGTCGGCAAGCGAAAACAACGCTGCCGCCACCGGTGAAGAGACTCGGGCAAACAAGGAGTTGATCGCTGTCCAGAAGGAACTGGATAAGCAGATGGACAACCTCAATCCGCTTGCGAAGCGTGAGGATGCTTACAAAAAGCTCAACGATCAGTTCAAGACGCTTTATGAAAACTCCGATAAGACCGGCCAGAAATCTCCGTTGCTTGATGGCGTGTTCTACGACGGGGAGAAGTTCACTGGTGGAGCCTACGACAAGCTGCGCAAGGCGATTGACGAGCAGAAAAAGGACCCCAAGGCAGCGGCAGGCAGCGTCGATCTATCTGGTTTCAATGACTCGAAAAACGCGCTCAATGCCGTGCTCGCCGAGTACAAAAATGCTCAAAAGGATTTGGAGGCTTCACAAAAGGCTGGGCTAATCTCGCAGGCTGATTATCTGCAAGCTCGCGAAGCCATGATCGGCAACGAGCGCGACGAGGTCACTGCTGCGTATGAGGCTGAGATCGCCGCACTGGAAGCAGCTAAGAGCAAGGCAGGTACATCGGCCGCGCAGCGCATCCAGCTTGACCAGAAAATCGCCGACGCCCGGGCTGCCATGGTCAAGGTGCAGCAGGATGCTGACACCGAATTGAGCGTGCTGGCGAAGAACGAAGAAGGTCGGCTAAAGAAGCAGGCCGATGCCGTCAATACCTACAGCAGCGCGTTGCAGCAACAAGTCAAAACTCTGCGTGAGCAGGGCCAGCGTGCGGCGGCGGGCATCGGCCTGGGTGATCGTCAGCGCGATCTGATGAGCCAGCAGAACGGCATCGACGATCGCTTCAATCAGCAGAGGCTGGATCTGGCGAACCAGTACGGCGATGGCTCGCGCGGCATGAACCTCGACGAGTACACGCAGAAGCTGGCGGCACTGAACGTAACCCAACAGGACCTGCACGACACGGTTCAAGCCAACTACGACGAGATGACGGCAGCCCAGGGTGACTGGAGTGCCGGAGCGTCTTCGGCATGGCAGAACTACCTCGATTCCGCACGGGACGTTGCGGGGCAGACTAAGGGCTTGTTCACCAGCGCCTTCAGTTCGATGGAAGACGCGATCGTCAATTTCGCCATGACTGGGAAACTGTCGTTCGCAGACTTCACCAAATCGATTCTGGCGGATATGGCGCGCATTGCCACTCGGCAGGCCAGTTCGGCATTGCTGAGCAGTCTGGTTGGGGCCGCTACAAGTTACTTCACAGGAGGCGGGGCGACGGCGTCTGCAACGGCAGGCGGGGCGGAGGCCGGGGCTCAGAGTTTTGGCAGTCAGTTTGATGCCAGCTCAGCATCCGTGTCTTTCGGTGGTGGTCGTGCTGTTGGTGGTGGTGTCGAACCGAACACTTTCTACGAAGTGAACGAAAAGGGGCCTGAGCTTTTCAATCAGGGCGGCAGGTCTTACCTCATGACTGGCGCGAGTGGCGGTAGCGTCACACCTCTGACTTTCGGTGGCGGGCCAGGGCTTGCCGCAATGTCCGGTACCGGTGGCGGCAACACCTACAACTTCCCCGTGGCAGTGTCAGTGCAAAACGCAGGCAACGGGGGCGCAGCGAGCACTGAAGACACATCGCAATTGGGCAAGGGCATTCAACAAGCCGCGAAAGCTGAGGCGGAAACCGCTATTGCCCGAGCGCTTCAACCAGGTGGCTCGATCTGGCGCCTTACAAATGGGAGGGGCTGATGACCATCGAAAAATTTACTTGGCCGACTCAGCATGGTGACTCGCCCGAGATTACCTATCGGGTGCGCACCTCGCAGTTTGGCGGCGGCTACAAGCAGGAAGTTGGCGACGGGCCGAACAACAAGGAAGACGCTTACCCGATCACCTACAGCGGCTCCCAAGCCAAGGTGCAGGAGATCATGGCGTTCCTCGACCGGCACGCTGGCGCAAAAGCCTTCCTTTGGACGACGCCTTTGGGCCAGCTTGGCCTGTTTACCTGCAAGAACCCCGTGCCCACCCCGGTGGGCGGCGGCGTTTTCAAACTCACCGCCACGTTCGAGCGTGCATTCCATCCATAAGGGGCAATCATGCCGCTGATCAGTGACATCCAGATACTTGAGCCTGGGAGCGAAGTGCTGCTCTTTGAATTGGACGGTACGGACTACGGTGCGGACGTGTTGCGCTTTCACGGGCACGCGATTCCGCACACGGCGGCCGAGCTGATCGCCGCCGGCGACAATGCCGACCAACTGCCGGCGAAGGCTATCTACTGGCAGGGCAACGAGTACAGCGCCTGGCCCATGCAGATCGACGGCATTGAGGCGAACGGCGACGGCACTGCGGTTCGGCCCACTCTGTCAGTGGGTAACGTCAACGGGCGCATCACCGCGCTATGTCTGGCGTTCGAAGATCTGCTTGAGTTCAAGTTGACCATGCGTCACACGCTGGGCACCTACCTCGACTCGGCGAACTTCCCGGCTGGCAACCCAACGGCAGATCCAACCCAAGAGACGATCGAAGTCTGGTACATCGACCAGAAAACGAACGAGGACGGGGAGAATGTCAGCTGGGAACTGGCCAGCCCGGGCGACGTCGGCAACGAATCAATCGGACGGCAGGCCACGACGCTTTGCCATTGGTGCCTCACCGGCGGATATCGCGGGCCGAACTGCGGCTACACCGGCCCGTACGTCACCAAGGACGGCATCGTTACCGATAACCCCGAACTGGATGAATGCGACGCCACGCTGGGCAAGGGCTGTATTCCGCGCTTCGGCGAGGGCAACCCGCTGCCTTTCGGTGGCTTCCCGGCTGTTTCCCTGATTGCACGGAGCTGACCATGCGTAAGCACATCTTGAATGCGATCCAAGCGCATGCAGCTGCCGAGTACCCGAAAGAGTGCTGCGGGCTGCTGCTGGCGATCGGACGCAAGCAACGGTACTTCCCCTGTATCAACATCTCGACCGAACCCAACGAAGAGTTCCGAATCGATCCAGAGCAATACGCGGCCGCCGAAGATGTCGGCGAGGTAATAGGCGTGGTGCATTCGCATCCGGACGCCACCAGTCGGCCGTCACCGCGCGACTTGGCCATGTGCGAGGCCACCGCGCTGCCGTGGCACATACTCAGTTGGCCGGAGGGGGATCTGAGGACGGTCATGCCCTCGCGCGATGTTCCGCTGCTGAAGCGGCCGTTCGTCCATGGCGCGTGGGACTGCTGGCAGGTTTGCGCCGATTGGTACAAGCGCGAGTGGGGTCTGGAGTTCGAAACCTTCAAGCGCGCTGATGGTTGGTGGGAAAGCAAGGACAACACCAGCCTGTACGAAGCGAACTACGAGGCAGCCGGCTTCTACCGCGTCGACCAGCCACAGCGCGGCGACATGATCGTTATGGAAGTGGGGCGCACGGTTTACCCGAACCACGCCGGGATATTCCTCGGCGCTGACCCGGCGTTGCCGGGCGAGGATGCCGCGACGTTCGGCCCCGGCCCGTTTCTCCTGCATCACCTGTACGGTAGGCCCAGCGAAATCATCATTTGGGGCGGTCCGTGGCTCGACAGAACACGCCTGATTCTCAGGCACAAGAACGTAACACCAACCACATGACATGGCGGAGCCGCAGGAGAAAATATTGAACGGGAAAATTGACCCCAAAAAAATGGACGCAGACAGCGTCTTGCGGGCTGTCTGCGAGGTCGTTAACGAAGGCCGGCGACCAACCACCGCAAAGCGAGCGTGTTCTCGTCTTGCTCTTCTG